ATTTATTGAAAACGCAGCAGCATAGGTTACTATCCAAGCATTACTGCTATTTTTGTATATTAAATTTACAGGAGCGGCTGGATTTGAGTCTTCGTAAACCTTAGTTCCAGCTGTTCCTATGTCCCCATCGTTAAGACCTATAAATCTATAGTTTCCATTAGCTCCAGAAACATTTCCAGTTGCCCCTGAAAGAACATATGAGATAATATTACGTTTTTCTGAACCTACTAAAAACCGAGGCCAAGTTTGGCTAGTCTGAAATGCTTCATGCGCCCTGCGGTTAATAAAACTATCTATTGATCCCTGTTCTTCTGTCGTTAGGTTACCCCCACCAACTAAAGATTGTATAAGAAATAATAAATCGCTATATGTTCTGTCCTGCATTATATTTTGTTGGGGCTTAGTTCAGGAAACTTCTTGTTGTAGTATTTTAAAAATTCTTTAGAATGCACAGTCTCTTGACCATACTTCTTTGTAAGACGGAAGAACTCTCTCGCGGGCATAGTAGCAACTGGCTTACCTAATACCGGGTGGGTCTTTCCTCTTAGTTCTTTTGCTTCTTTGGCTGCTTGCGCAACTCTTTTTTGTTCAGTCTGTTTTTCCAGATTGAAACCAGTTTTGATCTCCTTCATAAAGGCTCGATCAATTTCTCCGTCGGAGTATTTCTTGATGTTGGGAATGATAATATCCATATTAAAAAGGCAGGGGGGCTTGCGCCCCCCCAACCAGTATTTAATTAGCTTGCAGAGAAGCGGATTGGGTCGAATACACGAACACCAATGATAACTTCACCAGCAGTAAGGTTAGCAACTGTACCACCAAACTTGTAGATAAGATTGGTTGCAGCAGCACCACCAGAACCAGCAACAGGAGAAGCTCCTGCTTTAACTGTTGTGTCTCCATTAGCTTGAATGAAGTCTGTTCCAGTGTTGTATGCAGTAGCACCCGCGTTAGCGTCGATGTCGAAGCTATCGATAAGTGTGTCGTCGTCAGTTCCAGTACCAACTTCAAGGGTGATGTCAGAAGCTCCAACAAGAGCTACAGACTCAACAGCGAAGGCAACGTCAACTGCACCACCGGCTGGGATTTGTCCCCAGACAGTTTGATTAGTGCTTGCGTTAACGATGTCTTGAGCGGATAGAACAAGTACGTGAGTGAAATCACCACTTGCTTCATTTACGGTTAATTTAGCCATAGTATTATATCTCCTTGGTTAATTATGAAGGATCAACGATCTTACCGTGAGCACCAGGGTGGTATACACCGAGGGTCAAAGCGCAATCAACGAAACCACGTTCGCCACCACCAAGATTAGGAAGACGTGTGCTTCCCATTGGGATGAGTTCGTGGACACCATAGTACTCAGGGTTAACCAAGTAGCCCATCATGCCTGCTGTGCCGCCTTGAGTTGGCATACAGTCTGGGTTACCGTTAACGATGGATACGATACCATGATCACTTTGATAGAGATCAACGGATAGCTTGATTTCACCGCTGTTACCGTCGTAGTTCACAGAGCGAACATTGTCTGTAGCAGAAGCAGTTGTGCGAGCGAAGTCACTGATGTCTGAACGAAGAGTGGTGTCAGCAATAAGCATAAGATTATTGGTTGAACCAGTAACTCCGAAGATAGAAGTGATTAGGCCGTTGAACTCGCTCTCGCTAAGAGTAGCACCAGCATCAACAATACTTGCGGCAGGTGTTTGGAACGCAGCAGGAACATTAGCAGAACCAGCAGCATTTTGAATCCAATCACCAAGACCACCAAGAGCGTTGGCTGTGCCAGCACCGTTTTCAGTAGCTTGAGTGTTAGCAGAAGCAAGAGTCGCTTCAATGTCGCGCTTTAGCTCACGGATAGCTTTAGCTTCAGCCTGGGCAATCTTAGCAGGACCTACGGAATCGACAGCTTCTTGCATATCGGATACCATGTAGTCACGGCGGAACTTTTGAACGCGGTTACCAAGCTTTGCACGGCCAGCGAACTGGTCAGTGAAAGCTGTGACATCAGCACCTTCGGAAATACCAGAAGTGCTAGGAGCCGCAAGACTGTCAACTGTCCATTCAACGAATGTTGAGGAAGCTTTTTTCTTATCGGCGGACGAGAGGATTGGAGTTTCTTCTGGAGCGAGGATAGTCAAGACATCAGTCAAGTCTTCGCGGTTAGAAACAGCCGACCCTGTATTTGTAGTATCAAATGTATTTGTAAATGACATTGTATATTAATTTATCGGTTTTGTAATTGTAGGGTTCTGAGAGTTACAAAATCACTCTTGCTGCCTGTTTTACTGAATTGATTTTTATATTCGTTTACTTTCTTGACCCTAGAATCTACTTTCCGTTCTGATTGAGCACCTGCACCAGTTGGTTGCTTTGGTGGATTCAATCTAGCGGATTGTTTGGATTCTGTAACTGGCTTGCGACCATACAAACTGTTAGCAGCGTGAGCCATGATATATGAAAGCTGTGCTGAAATTTCAGGTGCAACTGCACCCTCTAGTTCGGCAAAGCGTGGATCATTTACCATAGCTTCAAATTGCCTACGAGTATCATTGTCTTCACCTTGTAGCCAGGACAATTCCTCTTGGGCTTTTTGTTCAAAAGCACCTTTGAGTTGATAGCCTTGCTCTCTGGCTTGCAAAACATTTAGTTGTGCGGGAAGGAACTTATCCCGGCTTTTACGTGCATTGAGCAAGCTCTTGCGTATATCAGCCTTGGTTAATTCCTTGCCTTCAACTTCAGTTACTATGTCGTCGGGACCATAACCATCAGCATTGAACAATACATCTTCAGCCCACTCTACAATCCCATTTATTTCATCAGCTTTATTTTTAATTCCTTCTAAGGTATTAATGTTACCATAGGGATTATTTTTAATTTGCTGATTTCCTCTGAGTGGATTAGCAGAGTCTGCTTCTATGCTTAAACGTAGCTTTTGTAATTCTTCTTCAGCAGCTTTGCGTTGTGCGGTTAGTTTTCCAAACCGTTCAACAGCTTTACTGCCAAGCTTCTTACCAAGCTCGCTAAGGTCATCTTCCGACATTTCATCGAGGTCAATCTGTGAAAGAACGTCTTCAGAAGGCACTTCAGACCCTGCTTCGGTTTCAGAACTCTCTTCTGATTCCTCTACAACTTCCTCTGTTTCTTCCAATTCATCTGATGCAACTTCCGCTTCCTCGACAACTTCTTCAGTCTGTTCGACTTCCTCCGTTGGTTCGGATGCTTGGCTAGCACCTAAGCGTCGAGCGGCAAGCTCGGACACTGATATGTTTGTTGCCACCGAATTTGTTAACGACTCGGCGATGTCGCTTGAGTGATCTTCTGTCATAATTTCGTCCATCCGTATACGCTGGATGATTGCGATAAATTCATTGTAACATCCTATGCAAGTTGCTGGCTATGACGAGCACGAAGATCGTCCCAGTTTACCATCTTTAGGATGTCATCATAGGCTAGAATACGGCCACTCAATTGCTGTATTACTTCCGTTGATGAGTTTGCCATGTCGGCAATAACTTCTTCACGCGCTGCTTCAATAGAATAAATAAAACGAGCAAAGGCTTCGTAGTTAGCGAGGGTCTTAATATCTTCTTCCATAAATTATCTAGCTGCGGAACGCATTACGTTCACCATTCTTGGTCCACGAGACTTAACTTGATTATACCAAAGGCTATTAACCATCTCGTCTGCGGCGGTCTGATAGTCGTTGTTCATTAAACCTTCCTTCATCTTCTCAAACTTGTTAAGTTTAGTTAAACCCAAGTTAAATGCCATGTCAACAAGCGTCATCTTAACCGCTTCAGGTCTTTGGGCAAACCCAGGGTCATACTGCTGTGCATCATTGAATGCTTGGGTTAGGCTATGGTTATAAAGAGTTTTTGTTTCTCTATCTGATAGCTCTCTACCCGCAAACAATTCGTTTATATCAATGCCTTGTTGATCTAAGAAACTACGGTTACCCGCATCCTCAAGATTAAATCCAATGCCTATTGTGCGATTGCCCTTACTGTCTTCGTATACCCTCGACTTATTGCCCTCGTTCAAGGATAACATATCGAAGTAATTCTGCGAGCGTTGCTCTTGGATTCTACGATTTGCAAACTCAGTCGGTGTTTTATTGTCTGCCATTGCGTTGTAGTTTAAGAATAATAAACAGATGCTAGATACTTTGAGTATCCACGTTACCCATTTGAGCGGGGT